TCGAACAGCGATTCAAGGGCGCCGACAAAGCTCACCGCTGGGCGGTGTTGCGCTACGAAGCGAAGTTCCAGTCGATGCAGGTGACGGCAAAGGATGCCGAGTTCATCGAGGGGCTCAACCTGACGCTCCGCCATGTCGCGAACGCCTACGGGATACCGGTCCCGATGCTCAACGATCTGAGTCATGCCACGCTCGCAAACGCCAAGGAGTACGAGCGTCTGCTGTGGACTCACGCCCTGGTCCCTGACGCCAAGCTCCGGGCCGAAGAGATCGTCGAGCAGTTCCTGCCGATGTTCCGCACGCCCACGACCTGGGCCGAGTTCGACTTTTCCGACGTCGCCGCCCTCCAAGAGTCCGAGGGCGAGCAGTGGGGTCGTGAGGCCGCAGCGATCGAACGTGGAGCGCTCACCAGCAACGAGTGGCGCAAGAAGCACGGCATGGACTCGGTTCCGTGGGGCGATGTCTGGTGGGCGCCAGTCAACAAGTCCGCCGTCACCGACGCCACCTCTGCCCCTGAGGGCGACACATCTCCCACCACCGTCGACTCTGCAGACGCCTCGGCGCTGCTGGAGTCGTTCACCTCTGTCCGGCCGGCCGTCATCAACGGCCACCGTCACTGACCCGCTTCGATGCGAGCGAAAGGACATCTCGTCATGAGACCGAACAACGCCACCGAAGTCCGAGCGTTGCTGGCGAACCGGGCGATCGATCGCCCGCGCGCCGAGCTCCCCGCCGTCCATCTCGACGGGTCGACGGCAACGATCCGTCTGTTCGACACGATCGATTCGTGGGGCGAGTGGTGGGGGATGTCGGCGAAGGAGTTCGCCGCAGCGCTCGACAGCCTCCCGCCGGACATTCAGACGATCGAGCTGCTCATCAACTCGCCAGGCGGCGAGGCGTGGGAAGGCGTCGCGATCGTGAACGTGATGCGAGCCCACAAGGCCCGCGTCGTCGCCGTGGTGCAAGGCATCGCCGCATCGGCTGCGTCGCTGATCGCGTGCGCCGCTGACGAGACGATCATGGCCCCGAACAGCACGCTGATGATCCACGACGCCTGGGGCATATGCGTCGGCAACGTCGACGACATGCTCGCTGCAGGCGAGATGCTCGACGGATTGTCGGCCGACTACGCCGACGTGTACGCCGCCAAGTCCGGCAAGAGCGTCGACGAGATGCGCACCCTGATGAAGGCGGAGACGTTCCTGTCGGCCGCTGCTGCGGTCGACCTCGGCCTGGCCGACTCCGTGTCGGCCACCTCGGCCCCCGAGCCAGCCGCGTCGCTCGACGACTCAGCCATCTTGGCCGAGTTCGCAGCGGCCATGGCCGAGTTCCGCAAGCTCGGCATCACGATCCCTTCCGCCGGCGAGCGGGAGGACCCAACCATCGACACGGCCGGTGAGCCGGCGTCGGTGGATAACGAGCAGGCATCTCGCCTGCTCGCCGCACTCACCATCAACAAGGAGAACACCCATGAGTGGGATCACATTGGAGACGCTCGCCGGTGACATCAAGGCCCGCCTCGATGCACTTGGCGAGCAGGTGCCCACCGACGAACAGATCACGGAGAAGATCCGTGCCTCGTTCGCCGAGTGGATCGAAACCGACGACGGCAAGGACCACGTCCGCAAGATCAAGTTCGGTCAGGACAGCGATCCGGAACTGGTCGGCACGAAGTACGCCCGACTCGGCATGAGCGTCGCCGACGTCGAATGGCTCCACGAGCTGCAGTGCAGCCTCGAGGGCCAGAAGCGTGTCGGCGGATCCGGCGTGTACACCGGCCCATCCGAGGAGCTCCGCAAGACCTGCGAAGCCGTCTCGAAGTCGCAGCGTGTCCCGTCGCTGCTCGCACGAGCCGATGACGAGCGGCGTGTCGAAGAGCTGCGCCATACCGGTCGGCTCGACGCACGCGGCTACGAAGCTGCGATGCGGTCGGTCGAACACGTCTACGCCGCGATGGACACCGCTGAGACCGGCTTCGGTGCCGAACTCGTCGGCTCGCAGTACATCACCGAGCTGTGGTCCGGTGCCCGTCGCATGTCCCGCGTGTTCGGTCTGATCGAGCAGTTCGACATGACCGACCCGACGGCATTCCTGCCGGTCGAGGCAGCCATCCCGGAGATGCTCTTCGTCGCAGAGTCGACGGCGAACAACTCGTCGAACTACGCGACGACCAAAAGCGGCTCCGAGCGTGTCCAGGTCGATGCGAAGAAGTTCGTCATCCACCAGATGTGGTCCGGCGAGATGGAGGAAGATTCCATCGTCCCGTACCTGCCGTTCCTTCGGCGTCAGCAGGCGGTCAGCCTCGGGCACTACAGCGATTCGCTCGTGCTCAACGGTGACACCACCAACGCCGGCACCGGCAACATCAACCTCGACGACGCCGACCCGGCCGACACCAAGCACTACCTGGCGTTCGACGGCATCCGTCACGCCGGCCTGGTGGACAACACCGGCAACCGTGCCGACATCGCTGGTGCGATCACGCTCAACGCCTTCCGTGCCCAGCGCGGCCGGATGCTCGACGTCGCCAACCTGCACGACTGGGGCCACCCGATCGACCCGAACGACCTGGTGCACGTCGCCGACCCGGAGACCGCCGACGCGATCGCCTTCATGGACGAGGTGCTCACGGTCGACAAGTACGGCCCGAACGCAACCGTGCTGACCGGCGAGCAGGGCCGAGTCCTCGGGAACCCGCTCATCGGCTCCATCGCGATGTCGAAGACCGAGGCAGACGGCAAGGTGTCCACCACTGGTGGCAGCAACACGAAGGGCCAGGTCGCCACGTTCAACCGTCGCGGCTACGTGGTCGGTGTTCGTCGCCGCTTGAAGGTGGAAACCGAGCGTCTCCCCGCCACGGACCAGACCCGCATCGTGCTGTCGACCCGCATGGGCTTCGGTCGGTTCTCGCCGACCGGCGCCGCATCGGGCATCGAGAGCGCTGACGTTCTCTACGACATCAGCCTCTGATTCATCCGAGATCCACGTCGGGCAGCTCTTCGGGGCTGCCCGACGTGGCTCATCCGTAGTCGAACAGAAAGACCAACCATGCAGATCGAACGAATCGCCTCCAAGGGACAACTCGTCCCCCTCACCTTCCATCAGAACGCCGTCGCCAACTCCCAGACGAACGTTCAGCTTCCGCTTGTCGAGACCTCGGCGACGACGTCGAGCACCGACAACGTCGGGTACGTGATGCCGTTCGATGGTGAGGTCCTCGCAATCTCGGCAGAACTCTCCGCCGCAGCAACGGCCGGATCGCTCACCATCGGTGCCACGGTCGACGGCACCGAGAAGACCGACCCGACGCTCTCGATCACCACGGCGACCGAGGCGTGGGACACGTGCCTGCGTGGCACGTCACGGTTCAGCGCCGGTGACCGCATCGGCGCCGAGATCACGACCGGAGGCGGCTGGGACGCGACGACCGCCGACCTCGCCGTCGTCGTCTGGGTGCTGCTCGCGATGGAGGGCGTGTGATGAGCCTCTATCGAGTGGCACACAACTATCGAGCAACCTACCGCTCGACCCCGATCGCCTTCACCGCTGACACCACGGTCGACGTCGATGACGGCCAGGCCGACTGGGTCAACCGGGACTCGCCGGGCTGCCTCGAACTCGTCGACGGCCAGCCGACCGAGGAGTCGACCGGCCAGCCGACCGAGGAGTCGAATCTGGAGGCGATGACGGTGAGCGAGTTGAAGGAGTACGCCGCCGCTCACGACATCGATCTCAGCGGCGCGACGCTGAAGGCTGACATCGTCAAGGTCATCATCGCTGCATCGACCGAGGAGTCGACCGAGGATGGTGGCAGTGATGCCGGCGCGTGAGTCGAAGGAGGTCTCCACTACCGGGGACGTCACGACGAACGACGGTTCCATCTTGTGGTCTGTCGCTCTGTCTGCTGCCGGCGATGCCGCCACGCTCGTGGTCAAGGACGGCTCGGGTGGTGCCACCCGCCTGACGCTCAAGGCGGCTGCAGGTACCACGGCCAGCCACACCTTCGGGATTGGCGTGCTGTTCTCGAGTGGCATCCACGCCGCGTTCACCGGGACCGGCCCGGTCGCCGACTTCGAGTACGACTGACCCTGGGGGTTCGTGATGCCTGCCACTGATGGCCGCTACGTCACCGTCGAAGAGTTCAAAGACTGGACACGCGACGAGACGTTGCTCGACGACACGCTGATCTCTCGTTCGATCCTTGCTGCTGAGCAGGCGATCGACGAGGACTTCGAACGTCGGTTCGCGATCGCCAGCGGCACGCCGAGCGCACGCGTGTACGCGGCTGAGTCGGGTGACACGTCGATCTCGATTCATGATTGCGTGTCGATCGACAGCATCACGGAGGATGGCATTGCTGTGCTCTCGACGGACTGGCAGGCGTCACCGCTGAATGGTCTGTCGAGGGGCGGTCAGCCTGTGCCGTACACACACCTCGACCGTCTGACTGGGTCGTGGCACGCAGAGAACGGCAAAGCGACGATCTCTGTGACGGCTGACTGGGGTTGGGCTGCGATCCCGGCCGACATCGTCACGTTGTGCATGGTCGTCGCTCAGACGATGGCGCAGCATCGTGACATGCGGTTCGGTCTGGCCGCGATCACCGACGGAGGTGGTGTCGGTGCTCGTGACGTCCGCCTGATCCGTGACTGCCAGGCCCGCTACAGCCGCAAGCAACTCCTCTTCTCGATATGAGCGGCCTCGACCTCAAAGCGATCCATGAGGCTCTCGCCTCGGCGATCGGCGGTATCTCGAACGTTGGCAAGTTCACGGTCAAGGCGTTCCCGTCGGCTGCCCCTCGGCCGTGCATCGAGGTGTGGCCGGACGCCGACTACATCAGCTATTTCGAGACGTCCGGGCCGGGCGGGCTCTCGGACGTCAACGTGTTGATTCGGGTGTTTCTGTCGGGCGCCAACGCCGAGTCTGAGTGGCTCGTGATGTGTCGGCTGCTGAACGCCGGGACCGGTCACGCTTCGTCGATCGTCGATGCCGTGATGACTGACCGGACGCTCGGCGGCGTCGTCGCTGACACGTTCCTCGGCAACGCCCGCTGGAACCCCGAAGAGGGTTCGATCGACATCCCGGCCGGCATCCAGACCAACAAGATTGGAGCTCAGACATGAGCGGATTCGTTGTACTCAGCCCGACCGTGTTCATCGACGAGTTCGATTTCACGGCGCTGATCGATCGGGCCGGACTGTTGAACGTCACGGTCGACCAGATCGAACGGAAGAAGTCGAACGGTGGCGGATTCAAGTTTTGGGTGCCGGGCCTGACAACCGCTACCGGCGAGGTGGCCGGCTACTACGACCCAGCCGACACCGGTATCCAGGATTTCAGCCCTGCGAACCGGGCGGCTCAACGCATCGTGTCATCGACTGCGACGGCAACCGCAGCCGTGGGCGCACCGTTCTTCTCGCATCGCGGCTACGTGTCGCAGACCACCGCCCCGGCCGGCTCGGTCGGCGAGTTGGCAACGTTCCAGATTGCCACTCAATCGTCTGACCCGCCTGTGGTGGGCGCTGTGGGCGCCCCTCACGCCTCCTACGACGACACAGGCTTTACCGGTGCCGCCGTGGCGATGACCGGCCCTACGGCCTCCCAGTCGCTCCATGCTGTACTCCACGTCACCGCAGCGGCCGGCACAGACTTGGTCGTCAAGGTCCAGTCAGACGCCAACTCCGGTTTCTCGTCGGCGACTGACCGAATCACGTTCTCGACGGTGTCGGCGGTTTCGTCTCAGCAGTCGCTGGTCGCTGGCAGCTTGACGTCGGAGACGTATTGGCGTGTCGTTGCGACGATCGCCTCGGGCACGTTCAGTTTCGTGTGCGGATTCGGGGTGGCGTGATGTTCGCCACCATCAAGTTCACCCATTTCGACCTGTCCGTCAAGGCGGGCGACGAGTTCCCAGACGACCATCCGCTGGTCGTCGCTCGTCCCGACCTGTTCTCCACCGATCCACCCGATCCACCCGAATCCCCGAAGGCCAAGGCGTCCGCCAAAGCCACAAAGAAAGCGAGCTGACCCATGGCCGTATTTGTCGTCACTGCAAAGACCCTCCTCATCGGATCTGCGTGGACCGGAACCGCACCAGGTGACCCGGGTACCCAGACCGTCGCCGGGACCGTCACGTCCGCCGTCGATCTGTCGGCGTTCCTGTCGTCAGGCCTCGATGTGAACTACACCGTTGACCAGATCGATTTCACCAACATGGCATCGGGTGGGTTCAAGGCGTTCCTGCCTGGACTGTCCGAGGCGGGTGAGCTCTCGATCCCGCTCCACGCCGACATGACCGCCTCGACCGGTCTGCACGCCAAGATCGTTGCAGCAACCGGCAACTCGCTCGGCGTGACCCGCCCCGGCGACACGCCGATCTACGTCGATGTGAAGGCGACCGCCGCAGCTCGTGGCACGTCGAACCCGTCGTTCGTGATGGCGTGCAACGTGTCGTCGTACACGCCGCTCATGGGTGGCGTCGGCGAGAAGGCAGTCGGGCAGATCTCGATCCGCCCGACCGGAGCGTTCGCCATCCTGACGGCCTGACCCGTGGCGGTCATCTCGGTCGACGCTAAGGATTTCCGCGACTTCCAACGCACCATCAAAGGCCTCGACGCCGGTGTCGCGAAGGAGCTCAACAAGGAGCTGCGCCAAGTCCTCAGGTCCACGATCATCCCGGCTGCGAAGTCGAACGCCTCGTGGTCGTCGAGGATCCCGGGAGCGATCAAGCCGACCGTCGGTACCACGAAGATCGGCGCCCGCGTCGCGTCCAAGCAGGCCCCTCACGGGCGAGCCCTCGAAGCCCTCCAGAAAGGTCTTCGAGGTCGCGGCACGTTCCGGCACCCGGTGTTCGGCAACCGCAACGTGTGGGTCAATCAGCCGACGAAGCCGTACCTTGCCCCGGCGTTCGAGTCGAAGGCCGGCGAAGCAACCAAAGCGGCAGAAGCCGCCATCGCAACAGCCGCCCGCGCCGCGGGCTTCAAATAGGGGAAGTCTCATGGACACACTCGCACCGCCAACCACGCCGATCGTCACTCGCATCTCGACCGCCGCCAATGTACTCGACGGCCTGGTCCTCGAAGATGTCGAGAAGGTCGCGCTGTTCGACCTCGGCGTCGATTTCCGAGGCGGTGCCGTGGGTATCGCCGAGTTCGCCGCGCTCGCATGGCTGCAAGCTCGCCGCACATCGCACCCGGGCATCTCGTGGGTGGACGCCGAACCGTTGATCCTCATCGCGCTCACCTGACCTCCGGTCACCCCGACGTCTCTGCGAGGAGGTGAGTAGACAATGGCTTCGAAGGACTTGACGATTCGCCTGATCGGCGACATCTCGCATTTTTCGAAAAAGATGGATCAGGCGTCAAACGACGTGTCGAAGCTCGGCAAGACGATGTCGAAGAAGGTTACGCCTGCTGCTGCTGCGACGGCTGTGGTTCTGACGAAGCTCGGCAATAGTTGGAATGATGCCACGGACGCGATCGTTGTCGGTACCGGTGCATCTGGTGATGCGCTTGACGGTCTGATCGACTCGGCCAAGAAGGTCGGCGGCCAGGTCCCCAACGATTTCGACCAGGTTGGCGTAGCGATCGCCGAGTTGAATACACGGCTCGGTCTGACTGGGCCCGAGCTCGAAGAGTCCACGAAGAAGTTCCTTGACTTGTCACGGGTCACGGGCACCGACGTCAAGACGAACATTGCAAACGTGTCCCGTGTGTTCGGTGACTGGTCGGTCGCCACAGAGGACCAAGCGGGCGCGCTTGACATGCTGTTCGGTGCGTCGCAGCAGACCGGTATCGGTGTCGACAAGTTGACGACGTCGATCGTCCAGTTCGGCGCACCGATGCGTCAGCTCGGGTTCTCGATGGAGGAAGCGACCGCTCTGCTCTCGAAGTTCGAGAAGGAGGGCGTCAACGCCGAGGCCGTCATGGCCGGTATGAAGATCGGTCTCGGCAAGATGGCGAAGGCGGGCGAGGAGCCTGTCGAAACGTTCCAGCGTGTCACTGAGGCGATCAAGAATGCTGGCACCGCCGGCGAGGCTAATGCGATCGCTCTGGAGGCGTTCGGGTCGCGCGCTGGCCCTGACATGGCGGCCGCTATCCGTGAGGGCCGTTTTGAGATTGATGATATTGTCGCCGCGCTCGGCAACACCGAGGGCGCCCTCGACGACGCCGCCGCCCGCACTCTTCACCTCGACTTCCGACTGAAGATGCTCCGCAATCGGATCACGGCTGCGGTCGGTCCGTTCGGTGAACTCGGCGGCGCGGCGGCCGGCGCCCTGGCTGCGATGGGGCCGCTGCTACTGGCAGTCGGTTCGATGGGGCCGGCGTTGGCGAAGGCTCGCGCCGCCATGCAAGCGTTCCAGGCGAGCACGACGTCGACCGCAGCTTTGGTCGGGAAGTTGGCTGCAACCGTCGCTCTTGCTGTTGCGGCGTTCCAGTCGTGGAACGTCGCGGCGAAGGGTGCCGGCGATCAGGCGGCATACCTGCACAGAGATGTCGGCCTCCTAGAGAAGCCGTTCCAGCAGATCGCCAAGTTTGCGTACGGGCTCGGTGGCGGTCTCAGCAGCGCCACCTACGCGATGGCCGGCTTTGATAAGGAAGCCGGCGAGATGTACGCGTCGATGACGTCGGGCATCTACACGATGGAGCAGCTCACGAAGCGGCTCGACGAACAGGGCGTCTCTGTTGAGGTCGCCAACCGCATCAAGATCGAGTACCGCAAGCAGCTCGACGCACAGGCGGAAGCGGAAGCGAACCTGGCGGAAGCGACCGGCGACACTACCGAAGCGGTCGAGGACAACACCGCCGCTGTGGACGCTGCGAGGGGTCAGCAGTCGGCGTACACCTCGTTCTTGAAGGGGCGTGCTGTCCCGGCGTTGCGGGATTTCTCTGAGGGTATAGCGAAGGTTGAGGAGGCTCAGGCCTCGCTTCGCGAAGAGATCGACAAGTCGAACAGCTCGATGTTCGACTATGAGAAGCAAACGCTTGACATGGCGTCGGCTGCTGCCGATTACTACGATGCGGCGGTCGAGGCGAATGACTCCACCGTGCAGGCTGGTTTGACGGCAGATGAAGCTGCGCAGGCCAAGCGGGATCTCCGCACCGAAGAGATTGCTCTCGCTGAGAAAGCGCTGTCCACGGCCAAAGCGTTTGCCGATCAGTCGGGCGCTGCAGCGGGGTCGACCGAGCACGCCCGGCTCCAGAAGGAAGAACTGCTCCGGCTCGCTGAGGCGTTCCCCGGCCTAAAAGAAGAGATCGCGTTGTATATCGCCGAGCTCGACCGTATCCCTGGTGTCAAGCAGACGATCATCACGACGTCGCGTGGCGGTTCGACCGGCCGCTTCGACGGCAGCGCCGCCGGCCCCGGTTCTTCAACCGGTCGTGGATCGACGCTCCAAAAAGGCCTTGCCCGTGGCGGCAACGTTCATCCGGGTGTTACGCCGATCTTGGAGAGCGGCGACGAGGTGTTGTACAAGGACGGTCAAGCGTTCCTGATGTCCAAGGGTGGCGGTGGTCGTGTCGAGCCGTTGAGCGGCTCGCCGGGTGGTAGCCCGCTTCCGTCGGGCGGCATGGGTGGCGGCGTGACGGTGAACATCA